CCTTTTCGCTCAGATTCTCTTCAGCAGCCTTGATCTGGTTGTTAAGCTTGTCGATTGACTTTTCGTATTTCTCGACATTCGCTTCAGCAAGTCTATCGGTCAACGCACTATTTTCTGCTTTCGCAGACTCAAGAGCATTCTTTAGCTCTGCAATCTGGTCATTTAAAATTTCGTTTGACATATCGAAACTCTCCTGTGTGTCAGAATAATTAGGGTTATCTATTTTCATTATTACACCATTTTCATTTAAAAACATGTTTTTGGACGAAATGGAAGCTTTGTTGAACTCAAATACCTTGTTTTGATCAAATATGACACTTTCTGGATTTGCAGGTTTCTTTACAAATCCCTTACCACTGAAAGTGATATTCCGTAAAAGTCTGCCAACTTGATGGTCCTGATAAGAGCCAGCGCCCCCGTAAGATCGCAAATGCTGTGTAAGAAATGCAGTCTCGTCATTTCTGGCAAGTATGTGGTGGTTTCCATTTGGAGCAATTACGGCATAATCAAATCCTTTAAAAATACATTCCATAGAAACATACTTTTCTCCAGCCTCTATCTCGTCAATCAAATCCAAGGCTCGCTTTTGATAAGCAGGGTCTTGCCATTGCTTATAAATAACAGAAGCCACTAATATATGATAGTGGTCTGGAAGATTTTTAGCTTCTAAATTTTCTTCAATTAAATCAAAATCATCATTGACTGCCCAATTATCCACAATCCCGCCAACAATCTGTCTCTCGTCATGTTCTAGGTTAGTCGGCTTATACTTCGGAGTATTTTTAGAAGCCCAAACCTCTTCCTTATCAAAAACATCATCGTTTTTATTCCAAGAGGTAGTAACTAAAATAGAGTACACATGATGAATGTCAGGATCGTTTTTAGCTGCGGTAGCTATAGGGAGTGACTTGAAGTTCTTTTTGATGTCTAGGGAGTCATCACCAACTAGAATCGGAGAATGGTATGCTATAGATGCATTAGCCTGAATAAGGGCCTCTAATCCGGCATCTTGCTCATCTTTAAAAACTTGAACTTTATCATTCATAGAAATCCCCTATGGATTATTAACGAGAACTAATCTTCGGCCATTCTTTTTGTAAAGGCCTCTTCGGGCGTAGTAAAAAATTTCGCCGGTCAACTGGTCTTTATATGCATACTTACCTTCTGCTAGATAATTTTCCGCATAGAAAGTAGCACGTATATTTCTAATTTCATCAATACTTAGCTTTCTATTCATATCAGAAGCAGCGTGAGAAATCCATTCATCACATTCTTGAATTACACCATTTGGCAACTTTTTGTCTAATCCTGCATGTATGGTTTGCGCATCAACGAGATCTAAATAATCTAACTGGCATAAAACAGAAAACTTGACACGTTCGGCAATGCTGAATTCTTCAGAGTTTAGACTTCTCATGTTCTTTTTATCGAATTGCTTCAAAATGCCGGGGTTTAAAATTTCAGATATCTTATTCTGAGACTCTCTAGCCCACAACTCAACAGCCGCTTTAGTTTTTGGCTTGAATTGCTTTTCCTTTCTAGGGGCGTCGTCACGAGAATTTTTGGGGCGTCCCGGCTCTTCCACGTTGGGATCTTCCGTATTTTCCCGCTTAGGCCCTTCTTTCTTTTCTTGAGGCCTTCTCATCTCTAGTGCGGATTCCTCACCATTTTTATCCGATAGCTCAAGCCCAACCTGACTTGGTGAGGCCACGCCTGTTTGCAAGGCGATCTTTTCCAATCCGTAGTCCTTGTCCACAGAATGATAAGGGCTAATCTTTTCGAGGTCTTTGCCTTCTCTGCCCTTGGCCTCTGCGAGAACTCGACGCTTCTCAATGTCTGGCTTGGCCTTAATGTGCCTTTGCACAAACTCGTCACTTACGATATTTCTATCGGCCATAGATAACAAGAGATTAGTCATAGATGCCGGGTCATCCAAATACATGAAGTCAAATTCAACCTGAGCGGGAAATCTAAAGCCCATAGTCGTCTGCACGATCTTAATTTGAGCATTCCAGAATTCTAACAAGGTGTTGCGAACGTAACTTAAACGTTCAGTCAACGTCTTTAAAGAAATAAAGTTGTTCGTTGTGCCGGAAGCTCCAAACGTTCCCGTTAACGTTGGGGGAATCCCTAGGCAAGCATATATAGCCATCAACGTAGGACGATATTTCTCCTCGCCCAAGAAGCGTTGTACATCCGTCCCCGTTTCAAGAAGTTCAATATCTGGCCCCCACACGATATCGGTTGTGCCACCGCCTACATTCGCACCCAAAATAGATTGCAAAGTTGAGGCTGCGGCGGGAGTCGGAGCAAGTTTGTGCTCAAGACTTCCAAGTTTGAAAATACGAATTTTAGAAATAGCACCATCCAGAGCGGTCTTATCTGCTAGCTTAAGTCTTTCGTACAGAATGAGGTCATTAAAGCAGGCATATGTCATGGGGTCGGCCCATTCTTGCCAATCGTCTTTCTTGTAAAAATAAACAAAGGTCTTGTCGGGAGGAAGCAAAACCCCTTGATTATTCTCGGCAGCTTGCAGAATCTCAGGATCAAGATCGCTTAACAGGTTTCTTTCAAGTGGGTCTCTAGAATTACGAAGCTTTCTAATCATATTTATGATATGCTGTGGGAGCTTAATCACATACTTACGTTCGCCAGATAAATTGGAGAGTGGGCCACCTATAACTTCTATAGTGAGAGGATCGATAAAAGTATACTGCCAAGGAATTTCGCCCTTGGAATAATTAGAAATTTTTATATCAGCAGTCATATCGGGAGAGGCAACTGACCGTTGCATTTCTAATCGCTTTTGTTTGTTTATCTTAGCAGTGCGCATTCTTATGGGAACGTTCGCCTCTCTGAACAATAGGTTACAAAGTCTCTCAGAAACTTCTTTCCCTCTAGCGCGACTAAACCAGTCATTATAGAACTTTTCTACCCGTTTATTCTGATGGACTAGCCGCACGCCTTGGCAAGCAAAATCACCCATAAGGTCAATAGCGTTTCTAATCAATCCTATTCTTCTATAAGCAGATCTGGCAAAAGCGATAATGTCTTTAGGCTTTTCTGGTACGGCTTGGTCTGGCCTGAAATAATCGTAATCAGAGCTACGAAGGCCGGGCCTTCCACTAAGAGTAGTGGTTAGGTCTGAAAAGTCTCGTGTGCGAGAGCTAAACGAAGCGGTAGCGGATTCTTGGATGGCTTGGGTGTAAATCTCTAGATTAGCTTTTTGCTCGGCCTTAGTGCCGTCCAAGCTTACATAAGCCGGTCCATCTGCGGGGAAAGTTTGTTTAGCGTTGGGAGATGGTTTCTTTTTTGCCACGTTTGTTCCTATAGAAGTAATAGTAATTGAATATGAATCAATACCTATTGATTATTACACCAACCGTCCTAATCTCGTCGGATTCCAAAGCAGGTATTTTTGTTAATATTCGACGCCCACTCTTGCCCAACATACATTTGATTAGATGGGTTAACATCAAATACGCCGGGAGTGATAACAGTGCCTATATTATTGTAGGATGGTCCGGGGATTTCTCGCTGAGCCTGCCTCGCAAGCATGTTAGCAATAACTAAGGCGCTATAGCGGTCCTTGCGCATGCGACCTTTCTTGCCTGTATCAATTTTGATTTCTGGAGTGTCAAATCTTTCTCTGCCCCCCGGAGTGATGGAAACTACAACCGTGACTAACTCGTCTTTAAGTTCTTCTATTTCCATAACGGCGTCTTCGAGGGTGTCGTATAATCTCAAGGCGTTGGATTCTCCCACCTTGTCTCTAAGCTGCTTAAACGAGATTTTATCTTTTTCGCTCATCAGGCTTAGGCTCAGGGTGTCAAATCTGGGAAACAACAAGATTTTATCTTCCATATCTTTTCTAAGACCATGGTTAGCCTGAGAAGTCCAATCTGCTTTAGCAAAGTTGACCAACTCGATGACATGATCTCCAGCAAGTCGGTCGGTATCTTGCTCCTTCTTTTCATCAATAATGGGCAATATCGGTCGCTCGCCTTCAAACATTTTGTCATGATCCCGCAGTCCTTCAGCAATTGCATAACCACCTCCTTGAGAGTCTATGCCAATCCGCACGCAGGGAAATGTCTTATATAGTTCTCTAATCTTTCTACAACAAAAACTATAATAATCATTCTCATCTGTTAAGCCGATGCGCTTTCGACTTTGGAAGTCCTTCTTGTTCGTTGTCCATGTACACACCACCCTGTGGTGCTCTGGATGTATCTCAATAACTACAATTGCAAAGTTATCCTGCTCTGAAGCCGGGTCTATGCCAAAAACATACGTCATCCCCGGCTTGCCACGAGTTACCGGATCAAACGGGGAGGGACACCACGGCGCCCATTCGTGACTAGAACAGTTACGATCATGGGCTACGCATCCTTCTATCAGGCTTCGTTTGAAAAACCCCTGACTATCCGACGTAAAGCAGGCTCCATACTCCATCTGATATATCCCATTATGCATCGTGGCTCTGGCACGAGCTACTTGCTGATCATCCATGAACCCCTCCGGTATTAGCTCGTAAGGGATTCTAATAACAGAAAATGATTCCCAATCTAAACGCTGCATATATTCAGGAACTTCATCTAAGTCATCGCCAGCCTCTGTTGCCGCTTTTTTAAAATCCCCCTTCGTCTGAATGGTGGACTTATACTTTTTCCAGTAAGAGGCAAAATGCTCAAATCCGTATCCGCAAGTGCCCGATATAATCGACTGGTTAGTCTGTCTATCCTTATAGTCGATTTCCATGCTTTCGTCCCAATCACCAGATGCCTGAAGCCTCTTTCTTCTGGCGGCCTCTTTAACATTCTGGGTCGGATTCGCGGATACGGCAGCAAAACCCGCCACAACAGTTTCGTAAATCTCTACAGGAATACTGTTGAATTCATCAGCTATAATTGTATGGGCGCGTAAGCCCCTGATCTTACTGCCATCACCTAGCGGGACTGCCATCGCCCAGCTATCATTGAGTCGCATAGTGCACCTGTCTACATCTCGTCTGGGGCCGCTACTGTCGGTGCATATACTCCGCAATATAGGAGCATTACGCCAAATCGTATCCATGTATTCAAAAATTACTTTGCTCTGCCTAAAGGCAGCACCCACAATAACAATTTTAGTTGCCGGTATAAGCGTGCATTTTAATATCGCATAGACAGCCAATAAAAAAGATTTGCCGAAGCCTCGACTTGCAATATACATCGGAAAGGCACGTATCCAGAGTTCCTGTAAGATAGCAACTTGCTCAGGAAGTAATTCGACATTTAATAGTCGCTTAACTGTCCATTGAAAATATTTAGGCTCTCGCATTAGGCGAAGGACATAAAGGTGAAGGTTGTCCCGATCCTTTTGGGACAAGCTGATTAGAGGGTTCTCGATATCTTTGAGGTCATCTCGGTTTAAGTCAAGCCAAGCGTGTTCGGGCGTTTCAACGTTGTAAGTCATTTACGTGCCTCATAATTCTGAAGGCGATTTCTTCAGCCCTTCTCTTGTCTCCGCAGGCCACGACATGAATTCCGTGCTCTATTTGGGCACTCGCAATGACCCTCATCAGATACTTACCCCGTATGCGTATTTTGGACCATTTATTTTTAGGAATTCCCGATCCTTCAGGATATTGTTCAATTTGATGCCATCCAAATTCAAAAAGAAGGAAGGCGTAAGGAAAAGAAGCCATCGCCTTTAGTTGTTGCAAGAATCTTTTTTCCCCACAGTTTCCAGCGAACTCGGAAACAGACTCCTTTCTTTCTATGCATAATATGTGCTCTTTGTCCTTGATGGCATAATCGCCAATATCAACTTTGGCTGTCTCAGTTCCTATGCAATGAGCGTCTTCTTCATACCACCATCCGTGCCCCTTCTTCTCCCTCGTATCACGAATAACAGTAAACCGTCCCATGTTAATCTCTTCGTTGGATATAAACGGGAGTAGACTCACCTACATAAGCGCACCAAGTGTTAAACTCAAGATATTCAATTGCTTCCTCAATATCGCAATCGTTTTCATGGCAAAACACTTCTATCATTTTATCCATATCATAAACTACCCTATCGTCATTTGTAATTCCGACGATGGCTTCGTCAAAATACCCCTCCGATAAGAGCAGCAGTTCTTCCCCATGCTTTTCAGCCAGCAGTTCTCTTCTCATTTGCGAGCGTCCCATTCTAGTAGTTTTAAAAAAAATAGCTCATAACCTTCTTCGTTACCTTTAAT